AGAGTCTGATATATTCGTGTACTCTGTATGGTTTGGTTTTATTTTTTATTTTTTTCATTAATTCTTACTCCTAAACATATCCCAGAACATCCACATAAGTCCAACCACCGGAACAGCTAGACAGAACATAGCCAGAACAATTAATACAACCATTATTGTTAGTTCTAACATTACCTATCTCCTACATCTATACACATTGCTATAATAGCAATTACTACAGGGATTGCAACCATTAAGATTATAAGTTCATTAGTCATTTAATTGATCCTTTAATGCAAGTGAACATGCCCAGCAACCAAGGCAAAAGCCAAATGCTGTACCCAATGTGGCTCCTACAAGCCACCATAAAAATATAGTCATTTAGTAGTCCTCTTCATCATCTTTTTTGATAAAAAGTTGATCTGTGTTGTTTGCTATAAACAGCCAAACTAATACGCCATAGCACATTAAGTATCCTGCAAGCGCATCTAGTACAATAAGCCAAATACCAAGTCCACCAAAAAATACTGTGAACACAATCCATAATGGGTTAATCTGCATTTTATTCTCCTGCTATGTTAAGTTATAGCAGTGTTATAGCATCCTATGAAAGTATTGTCAACCATTAATCGCCTATATAAACGTCAACGGCACTCCCAGTTATACTGCCTGCATCACACGAATCTGTTTTACGTGCAGCTTTTGCTCCAACTATATAGACTGTGCCGCTAGATCCAGCAATAGGAGCAGTATGTGGAACACAAGCATCGCCAGCTGGCTGAGCATGTGATACTGTTAAGTCGCCAAGGCGAGCAGCAAGAAGTGCTTCAATAAACACAGTTGTCTGACCTGGAACAGCTAAAGTTGTTGAGCCATCACACCCGTGTCCTGTTGCTACGCTGTCTGTTTCTCTTGCTGCCAGTGGCATTATAGTTTTATTCCTGTTGTTGTTGTGGTATACTGTTTACTTATCTCAGATTCAGTTTTAGCAATACAACTAACAGAATTAGATTGAAGTACAAATTTTCCAGTTGGTGGCACTGAGAACATAAATGGGGCTAGTGCTAGTGCTTCGTTTTGAAAAACAAGCACCATTGGTTTGCTAACTGTGTATCCTGTTGTATCGTGTGATGTTAAACGTGCAACAATTTCTTCTCCTGAGTTCATTTTAAACGACACAATATCGTTATCTTTGTATGGTGTTTCAATAATCATTATTTTTCCTTTATGATAATGTATAGCCGGTGCCGTTGTAACCTGTTTCATTAAGATAGGTTACAAATTTATCGTAGCCGCCAACTTTTGTCCCAATTACTATAATTTGAGGGAATGTCTTTGCATCTGGAAATTTTTCTAGAATCTCTTCTCTTGTAAAATCAACATCTAGTTGCTTGTACACATATTTTAAATTTCGAGATTCGCATAACTGCTTTGCTTTTTCGCAAAAATTACATCTAGGTTTACCCCAGATTTCAACAGTCATAAATTAAATCCTTTAAATGTATCTGTACCAACATCTTGTTTAATTGCTCCAACAGTATAACTACTGATTTCAGTTTCTTGTGGAGCAACTTGTACTTCAGCCCCACTAATCCACTTTTGTGTCCACGGTAATGGATTACTCTTTACTGAATACGGAGACTTTAAACTTACATGGCTCATTCGGCGTGTGCAGATCCATTCAATATAGTCACTAAGTAGTTGTGTATTAAGGCCTATCATAGATCCGTCTTTGAACAAATAATCTGCCCACTCTTTTTCTTGGTCAACTGCATCTACAAACATCTGAATACATTCTTCTTCAGTTTCTTCTGCAATTTTTGCAAAATCTAGATCATCTTTCTTAAGAAGTTTAAGTAGCATCTGAGTTGAAGCAAGATGTAGATTTTCATCACGGGCAATAAGTTTAATAATCTTAGCATTGCCTTCCATTTTCTTTAGTTCGGCAAACGCCCAACTACAGGCAAAACTTACATAAAAACGCACACCTTCAAGAATGTTTACGCTCATTAGTGTTAACCAAAGTTTCTTCTTTAATTCGTACAAGTCAACTGTAATATTACGTTCGTTTGGTTTGCCAGCATTGATTGTATGTGTGCCTTCACCTAAAAGATTATACCACGAACTGGACTCAATAAGATCATCATAGTATTTTGATATATCTCCGGCGCAATCAACAATCTCTGATATTTCCATCATTTCGTCAAAGATAATAGACGGATTTGCATATACATTTTGTATAATATGTGTATATGAACGTGAATGAATTGTTTCACTAAATGTCCAAGTTTGTATCCAGTTTTCAATTTCTGGAAGACTTACCACTGGGCTAAATGCTTCAACTGGTGCTCGGCCTTGTACACTATCAAGTAAAATCTGTCTTTTTAGATTACTTGTAAAAATATGTCTTTCGTGTTCGGTTAGTGATTTAAAGTCATTAGCATCTTTATAGATGTCAACTTCTTGTGGTCTCCAAAAGAATCCAAGTTGTTTATCAGTGAGTTGATCAATTGATTTGTATTTTAGTTTATCGTAACGCTGTATAGTTGGACCACCTGATGGATCAAAAAAAGCTGTTACTGATGTGTGATCAACACGGTTATTAGTATCAAAAACGCTAACCATTTAATTATTCCTTTTGTAAATATTTGTCTTTATTATATAATATAATTCAATCTATGTCAACTAGATAGTACAGCTTTCGCATTCTTCGTCGTCAATGATAGGTTCTTCATTTGCTTCAAACATTGCTGACACATCGATTTCTCCTTGGCCGTCATTGGTATTAAAATAATACAATTGTTTGCCGCCGTACTTGTAAAACATAAGCATATGCTGTAACATTATACTCATTGGTATTTTGTCATCGTCATAAAATTTTGGATTATAAGATGTATTAACAGAGATTCCTTGATCAATATACTTTTGTAATACTGCCATTATTTTTAAATAACCTTCTGGTGACTCTTGATCCCATAGTAAATCATACTTATTTTTTAACTTTTTGTATTCAGGAACAACCTGTTTTAACACTCCATGTTTACTTTGTTTTACAGAAATGTACGCTCTTGGTGGCTCAATACCATTAGTTGCGTTTGCTATTTGTGCAGAAGTTTCAGCCGGCATTAGTGCCATTAGTGTACTATTTCGTATACCATGTTCTTTTAACTGTTCACGTAACTTATTCCAGTCCATACGCTCTACATGCGGAATTAAGTCATCTAGATCTTTTTTGTAAGTTTGATTAGGTGTAATTCCGTGACCATATTTTGTTTCAAGATTACCTGAAGGTGCACCTTGTTCAATAGCTAAATCGGCACTTGCTTTAATTAAATAATAACTCCATGCTTCTGCCCATTCATCTACCAAGCACAACCCACTAGCATCAATGTGTTGATAGGTTAGATTGTTCTTAGCTAACCAATATGCAAAATTAATAATACCAACACCAAGCGGTCGTCTCTTCTTTGTACTATTTTTAGCTGCTAACACAGGATAGTCTTGATAATTTAAAAGTGCATCTAATCCTCTAACTGCTAGTGTACATACACTTTCAAAGTCTTCAACTACTTTGATATTCCCCCAGTTTATTGCACTAAGAGTGCAAAGGCTTATTTCGCCATCAGGATCATTTAGGTGTGTTAGTGGAGTGGTAGGTAAATTAATTTCAGCACAAAGATTTGATTGTCGTATAGGTGCTAATTCTGGAAGAAATGATCCGTGGTCATTTGCATTATCAACATTTTGTAAATATATTCTTCCAGTACTTTTACGTTCTTCCATAAAGCTACTGAACAACTCACTAGCTCTAATTGTTTTCTTACGTAACGAAGTATCAGCTTCGGCCTTTGTATACAGTTCACGAAACTTATCTTGATTAGCAAAAAATGCGTCATACAGTCCTGGAACATCTTTTGGAGAGAATAATGTAATATCTCCGCCTGTAATTAGTCTTTCATACATTAGTTTATTAAATTGTACACCATAATCCATATGACGTACTCGATTTTCTTCTGTGCCTTTGTTGTTTTTTAACACTAGTAAATCTTCAACTTCAAGA